TTGTTGCCAACAAAGCGCAGTCGCTCAAGCGCAATGTGTAACTCACGCACTACTGTCTCGTTCACTTCTTCTTGGTTCATTTGTTCTCTCCTTCATAACAATTAACATCCATCTGCAAAGCATCTGGTTCATACTCACCATTGGCAATGTCTACTAGCATGGATACCAACATATCCATAGTCACATCACTACCCAACCACGCCAACATTTGTTCTCGCGTTATTCTCATTTCACTTCTCCTTTAGTTAAAAAAATCGGGGACACCATGTCCCCGATCACGCTCATCAAATCGCGCAGCACGCCTCGTCATACAGCCACAGCAGTATGTCCTCACTGTCTACCCCATCACGCAAAGACATCAGCGCATCGGACAGTACCTCATCGGTCAGGGATGCACGCTTGATACTGCGCTTGGCCAACGCTGGGTCTTCGGGATACACACACTCAGCGATCAGGTTAATCAGTGAAGTGAACGAACCGATGACCGCCTCGTACAGTGCGTCCTCGACCATGCCCTCGTACGTGTCGTCACCTGCTGGCGCTGGTGGTAAGTCGTCCTTGTAATCTTTCCACCAGTTTGTAGTCCACGCACCTGATGGTGCGCCGTACTTGGTAGGGTAGTCCCACTTGTTCTCGATGACCTTGGGGTCACGAGTGGTAGGCAGTGCATCCCACGGCACAGTCAGCACGGCATCGGCCAGCGCAGTGAAGTGGTGTATGTTGAGTTCTTCCTTGTCGCTGTGCTCGTACATATAACCAACGCTGATGTTTGTGCACTCAGGTATCACGTCAACGAACTCGGCAGTGTCGGTGTACACACCAGTGTCGTCACCCAGATACATAAGCACGTTGCCAGAGGACAGCTCGTCAGCCAGTGCTTGTGCGAACTCATCCGAACAGCAACGACCATACCCTTGGTGTGTGATGACGCTATCAATACCACGGCGGTCGAACGCAATGGCACGATCAAACTCAGACAACAGCGTCTCGTCTTTGGCCAGCGCACGAGCACCGATACCACCACACTCCTCGCCTTGAGTGAACACGTAGTATGCGGGCACACCACCGCATATCAGGTGCATGAGCAGGGCAACACCTGCGCCATCATCGGCACCGAGTGGCGCACCGTCTGCATACCACTTGCCTGCGGTCTTCCTGATCTTGTTCGCACCCTCATCACGATGCACAGTATCAACGTGCGCTACGAACAGCGTGCGGTGTGTGGCATCGACACGAGCATCAACGTGCAGGTTACCCGCATCATCGTAGCCGTACTTGTCGAACAGGTACGCAGGGATGTGTGCTTCGAGCCAGTCAGTGAACATAGCTACGCCCTTGCCATTGTGCTGGCGCTTGACTGACAGCGCACGAGATAAAGTTTTGTATAGGATTGATTTCTTGTTCATGGTTTATTCCTCTTCAGTTGTTTGTTCAGGTGCGTGATCTTCGTGATACATGTTGCCGTCCGCATCGACTACCGCAAGTGTCTCGTTGGTGTACCAGCCGCTAGACTCCTCGCACTGCCAGCAGTCGTCCTTGAGCGCATAGTCCTCGATGTCCTCGGCGTAGCATATGCGTGGGTCGTCATTGAGATACCAGTCCCCATCTATCTCTACGCAGTCACCGAGCGAAGCGTAATCACCGTTCTCTAAGCACACGATCTCGTTGTCGGACAGGTAGTCAGTGTCGTAGTACTCGTCATTGACATACACCGTGTCCTCACTGCGTATGTAGTACTGGTTGCCACGTCTGCTGTATGCGTAGGTGTAGTTGTTGTCACAGCAATCCTGACAGACGTGCGTCTCCTCGTGCAGGCCGACCCAGTAACCATCGCCATCATGGAAGCGGTTACTGCAATCGTCACACTCGATGCGACCGCCGCCCGATGGTTCGCCGTTGGTGTTACCGCACTCGTACTCACCTTTGCTGTCGATGCGTAGCTCGTCACCGTACACGTCAACGTGTTGCTCACCGCCGTCAATGTATGGTGCAAGGAAGTCATCCGATGTCGGGTAGTATGCGAGCTTAGTGCCATCCATGTAGCTACCCCGATGCTTGTACCCTTGCTCAAGTAACCATGCGTGCAGCTTCTCGTCAGCGTATGAGTAACCACCCGTCTTGGCATAGGTACGCACGAAGTATTTCTCATGCACACCGTTGTCAACACACAGCGCACGGCCTACGGTGTCATCGTTCTCGATACGCACAGCCATGTGCCAGCCGAACTTCGGGTCATACACTTGATATGGATGACGGCGCTCACCATCGTCACAACGAATATCGTGCTTACCGGCCATACATGAACTCGGCCCACGATGCAAGTGATACAGCATCTCGGCCATCGTATGTACGAACTTGCACGACTCACCTGCGGCATACAAGGCAACGAGGTTGCGTACCTCATGGTCAGGCATGGTAGGGAAGTGGCGAGTGATGTACTTGCCCACGGTAGTAACGACCTGACGATCGGCAAAGCCAGCACGCTCGTCCCTTGTGTAGGCTAAGCGTGTGCTGTCTGTCTCTGATACGTGCGGCCACTCAAGTGTGAGCAAGTGCCAGTCTGTCGGGCGATGGTCTGACTCCAACGCTTTGAGCACAGCGGGGTGTAGCTTGTACTTGCGTTGCTCACGAGCATGCCAGTCACGGGCAGGCGCAGTCTGACACTCGATGCTGTGACGACCATCCGCATCGTACGTACTATGCCATGCAGTACCACTCAAGATGGTGGACAGTTGATTAACTAACTCTACGAAGTTTGTCTTCATTTTTAATACTCCTCAGTTGCGAATGCAGTGTGAGTGGGCACACTGCTAACCCTTGATCGGGGACATGGTGTCCCTGATCGGTAAAAAGTAACTGACACCCGTCAAAGAAGCCCATGCCATGTTGCTGGCACTGGTTCGTTTGCATCCATATCCTTGATGATGCGCAGGGCTTCTTTGATTCGGGATAGCGTCTGCTCGTTGTCCTCGGATGGGGTGATGGTGTATTCAGACTTTGCTCTATCCAGTTCCTTGCGGGTACGGCGTAGCAGTCTTTCACGTTGTTTGTTGTGCAGGATGACAGGCACTGTTCGGGCAAAGGGATTCTTCACCTTGGCTTTGGCTTTGTGTGGGATGGCTTCAAACAGGCGATGCACTTCATCCTTGATGTCTTGAGGAACATAATCACACCAGTGCGTGCGGTCGGGGTACAACTGCAAAGGGGTCTTGTCTTTATCACGCTTGAGCAGGTGCAATCTGCCCTTGAGTTTGTCGAGCACCATCTCGTAGGCTTCGAGCGCATCGGCACGTTCCTGACTGCCTTTGTAGCGCATGATCGAGCGCACGGTCTTGTGCTCATGCACCAAGGGTGCAAGGAATTCACCCCATTGCAAGTCCATTTGTTGTTTGTGCGCTTTGCGTTTGCGTTGATCGGCTTTTTGTTCGGTGACGGTCTCAACGATTTCTTGCACACGCAGGGGTGCGACACCTTGCTGTGTGAGCATTCGATCTAAATCATTGGTATTCATCTTCATGTATTTAACGAATCGGTAGCCCATGATTATCTCCATTGTGGTTGAAAATATGCAGTATAACAGCTCTGTGATTATCACGACAGGGGACAATATCCACTGATTGCACTGTGGAGGACAGACGTTTGGACACTTTATCTCTTTGATTTGTATAGGGTTTTGCTTCTACTATCCTGACTATACATACGAATCCTACCTCTTATATACCCAAAGAAAGAAAGTCAAACAAAACAAAAACCAGAAAGTCTACGCACACATACAAATATATTTCTATATCTATCTCTTTATATATATATATGTATAGATAGGATAGTAGCGCTGGTTTTTTATATAAATCAACAAGTTAGAGTGTCCAAGTGTAACGCACACGCCGTGCAAGCATGGATAGTTGTCCCCAAGCGTGATAATGATGCAGTCAGGGACATAATGTCCCCGATCATAGTAGTCGCAGTTGTTTCACGCCTTTGATGGCATCGTTCCAGTGGTCGAGGTCGGTGCGTTGCTTGGCCTTGGCAATGAGGGCTTGCTTGGTTTTGCCTTGAGGCATGGAGGCTACAAGTTCATCACGCAGGATGCGGAGTTCTTTCAGGGCTTTGATCTTGGCGGTGCTATGGTAGGTACGTGACATGGTGTTCTCCTTACAGTAATTCTGAGTTGATTTTGTAGCCACGGTTGTTGGCTACTCTGTGGGCTTTGGCTACGAGTTCGCGCAAGTCTGCCTTGTGCCCATCAAAGCCAGCGATAGCCTTGCCACGATAGCGAATGACAACCCAGATTGAGTTGGCTGTACCCCATATCTGTTCGATGTGAAGCTGTGCGGTTTTGAGTTTCATGGTGATAATCTCCAGTTGAAAAGTGTTGGACAAGAAAAGAAACAGCGGCAAGACATCACATCTACACCGCCGCAGGGAAAACAATCAGGGACATCGTGTCCCCGATTACTTGGCGAAAGCCTGAGCGACAGCAGTGCTCGCCAATTTGCGTGCGCCCTCATACTCGTTGCACAGCTTGGCCAGTCGCTCGGCAGCTTTGAGAATCTCCGCAGGAATTTCGACCTCCTCGGTCTCGGTGTTGTCACTCGTCACGCCTACGATGGCTTTGACCAAGCGACCAAGTGCCTTACGGCACGCTTCATAGTTGGCGTGTTCCTTGTCGAGCACTTTCGTGCCTGAGCCACTTCCTGCGCCATCGACCAAGGGCACAGAGTATTTCGGGTAGCTCGCCACATCAGGCAGGATGGATGCACGAATCTCCTCGGCGGTCTTGCCCTTGAACTGTGCCTGAAGCAGTGCGATCTTCTCCGCATACGTGAAAGCACTATCGAGTGCTTGGTGAACTGTGTTGATTGTGTTGGTTGCTTTCTTCATGGTGTTACTCCTGATTGGTTGATAGCTTGTAGAGCCAATCCCTACTTGCTGAAGCCATTATCCACACACCCCATTTCAAACGGGGTCGATGGTACTAATCAGGGACAAAATGTCCCCGAATATGGGTACTTTCGACCCCACCATACCCCCATGACCCCCTATACAGAGTTTGCCTCCGCCCCGCAGCGAACACTATTCCCCAACCATTCTCAGCACTTCTGTAATACTTAACCGCTACAACACCACCCCCTTCGATAAAATCACACCCTGCCAAAAATTTTTTAAAAAATTTGGAATAATCTCTTGTCAAACGGTAGACAAGGTGTATAATGGTGGTGTTGGTGGTTCCATTGCAGATTGCGGTGGTGAAACGACTGGCCCAGTAGCCACCAACAACCCATCGCGGGGTGGAGAAGGAGTATCTCGGATGTCTCATACGCATCAGGTCGTCAGTGCGAGTCTGGCCCCCGCTACCAACATAAAAAAATCCCCTGACTTTGCAGTCAGGGGATTGAACGGTCGAACCAACAACCGAGGAGAAGCAAAGGAGTTCTCCGTTGGCCAAAGGCCAATTGGGATTACCCGTTGCTTGAAAATAGTATACACTCCGCGCATCGCAGGTACAAGGGACTTATGCGCCAATGCTAGAACATTTAATTGATTTTGAACCGGAAGTGATCGACTACTTCGGTAAACGCACGCCGCTTGAGAAAGAACATCCGGCGGATGTGATCGACGCTAAAGTAAACACCGTCGAATGGCTCAAGGGTTTGGGTGCGGCTGATACAGATACCGTTGTCACCCAAGCCGAAGTTAAAGCAGCACGCGCATCTTTTATAAACCTCATCTCTGCCGCGCCAAGCGAAATCACGCACGAACATCTGACTCAGATCAAAACACCTGCTGCGGTGCAACATCTGGTCGGCATGCTGACAGCCTATGACTGGGAATTTATACAGCAAGCCCGTGAGCTTCGCGGTTACACCGTGGCCAAACTGTTGGAAGAATGCGAAAACCCCAACGCCAATATCCGTTTGAAAGCGCTGGGCTTGCTGGGCAAGGTCACTGAAGTTGGTTTGTTCACCGACAAGATTGAAGTCAAGAAGACCGATCTGACGGACGAAGAGATCGACAAGAAGCTCAAAGACAAGCTCGCCAAGTTCATGAGCGTGACCGACGTGCACCCCATTGAAGACATAGAAGTTAGTACTTCCTCACCGACAACACAAGATGAATCTTGAAAGTCTAACGTTAAACACGGCGGAAATTCAGGCAATTCAACGTGCCCTGCCAACCATGAGCCTCAAGGAAAAGATTGAACTCATGGATATGTTGGAGGAGCGCGAGAAGCGGTATAAGTTGGTGTCTGGGCGCACCAACATGCTGGAGTTTGCCAAGCACGTATACCCCGGATTCAAGGTCGGGCCGCATCACAGGAAGCTGGCCAAGATATTTCAGGACGTGATTGAGGGCAAGAAAAAGCGCGTCATCATCAACATTGCGCCACGTATGGGTAAGTCGGAGTTCTCCAGCTACCTGTTCCCAGCTTACTTCCTAGGTAATTTCCCTAATAAGAAGATCATCATGGGAACGCACACAGCTTCCCTGTCCGAAGACTTCGGTCGTCGGGTTCGTAACCTCCTTGACGATGAGCAATACCATGAACTGTTCCCTGAAACAATTGTGGCTGACGATCAGAAGGCTGCTGGAAAGTGGTCTACTTCTGTTGGTGGTCAGTATTACGCTGCCGGTGTTGGTGGTGCTTTGGCTGGTCGCGGAGCTGATCTGTTTGTTATTGATGATCCGCATTCGGAACAGGATGTAAAGGCCAACAGCCGACTGGCGTTCGATACCGCTTGGAGTTGGTTCCAGACTGGCCCATTGCAGCGACTGATGCCGGGCGGAGCGATCATTGTCATCATGACGCGCTGGGGTAAGTTGGACTTGACCGGACGGCTGATCGACTACCAAGTCAAGAATCCTGACTCCCCCACATGGGAGATCGTGGAGTTACCCGCCATCCTGCACGAAGGCACGGACAACGAGAAGTCGCTCTGGCCAGAGCAGTGGCCGCTGGAGTCTTTACTAAGTGCCAAGTCTGCAATGGATCCAAAGTACTGGAACGCCC